TCTTTCATATAACTCCTATTTTAATTTTAGGAATTATAATCACGGATATTCGAGATTTTCAACCCCCTACCATGCGGTTATGGTTAATCGGGCGTAGCACAAAAAAGAAGCCTTCGGGCGAGGCTCTAGGTGAGCCCTCGGAAGACTTCTGTATTTTAATTATATTAAATGAAAGGACTGGTTTTTTTGAAAACCACGATACGGCATGGCGCGATTATTGGCGCGATTTTGGCGCGATAAGTCATATATAATACTTAGTACGCATAGACAACTCTCCGGGAACTTGTAAAATCATAACAGTAATTTCGGACATGAACAATCCGGATAAAATTCCAGGAATAACAGAGGTAATTATTGCAACGGGTGGGGTTCGAATCTCTTATTTTTCGATTTTTACACCAAAAAAATCAGGAAACTCCGCGTTTCCTTCTTTTTATATCTACCCCTGTTATTTTTGGAAATAATTTGGAATATCTGTTGCAAATGTCCTTAGGGTTCCATTTGGTGGAGCACAGGAGACTCGAACTCCTCACCTCTTCCATGCCATGGAAGCGCTCTAATGTTGCCCCTTAAGGTTAACTTTAGAGCATCCTATACAGATACTCACTAATGAAACTTGTCGGTTTCGGTTTAGTTTGTAATCTGCGTGATGGTGAGTTCAACACTCCTACGATCCACTCTCTGGGTAAAATCCCCGTTAATGTTTCGTTTTCAATGTTCCCATCGAATACTTTTATTTTATCAAATTTTTGTAAAAAGTCAATGCCAAGACGGTTACCCTTAGGCTACCCCATGTAGCCGTAACGAAGAATTTTGCCGCATGGGGCAGCAATTATTTAGCATTTGTACATGTCAAATAGGTTCGCTAATTGACCATCCAAGCTGTGAAGATATTTTTGTGTCGTAGCGATATTTGAATGCCCCATCATTTCTTTGATCACGAAAATATCAGCTCCCTGTCTTTGAATATCGGAACCAAAACTATGACGCAAAGCGTGGGGATAAAAATCCTCATGTCCGCAGCGAACAAAAGCTTCTCGCATTATTCTGCGAATGGTATCTACGCTCATAGGATAACCCCATTCATTCATCCAAATGTGATCCTCGATTTCGGGATGATTGTCGATATACTCCGAGAGCTTTTCGTAAGCCAATGGCGTGAGGTATACCTCCCTTTCTTTTGTACCTTTTCCGATGAAGTTTATTCTTCTCCCATTAATTTGCGAAAGACTCAGATTTCGAAGCTCATTGATGCGCATTCCGGTATCAAAGGCAATCTTAATGAATAGCCATTGCATATCAGAGCTGCAATTGTCGAGAACTTCTTCGATTTCTTGCCTCGTATAACAAGCCCTTCTCGGTGGTTGTTCCTTTAGCTTAACGATTAGAGGAATTTTGATAGGGATCTTCATTTCAAGCTCCCTCCAATACTTAACAAACGCAACAATATGCGCTGTTTTTGTATTGATTGTTCTGCAAGACACTTTTCTGTCCAGCTCGCTCTGGACAAATCTATCATAGTCAGCATTCGTAAGCTCCTGGAGATCCTTACATTTACTTTCAACAATAAGATTTCTCAGCGCTGACTGTTTGCTTCGAATTGTCATAGGAGACATCTGTCTCGTTACGGAGCAATACTTTAGATATTGATTAGCCTGGTCGTAAATAGGAGCGTTCCCACGATGCTCGATATATGAATAATCAGGATGATAGTCGTTCTTGAATTTCGAATAGTGATTCATTGTAACCTTTCTTCAAATCGTAGTAGTCTACTATTAGTTTTATTTAGTTTTGTATGGGTGCTGAATTATGTGACGCCATACTCTATTAGTCGGTGCTGAATTTTGTGACAGCGGAGTGGGTTTTCCCACAGACTTTTCCACCAAAATTTTGGTAGTTTTCCACAGGCAAATCATCACAAAAAACAGAGGTAGTTTAATGGCTGCTACCTCTGTTAAGCTCGCTATACTATCTTATATCTCGGCTTGATATTTTGGTTATGACCTGAGATGCAATCAATCAATCCAGCATTGATGGCATCTTTCCGAATATAGTGGAGCTTGTTTCTGCTCCAACCAAGACCTCGAGTGAAGAAATTAGCATCAAAACAGAAGTAGCCATTTTTATCCTTTCGGATTTTGCGACCAACAAATTTGAGATATGCATAGAACACGGCAACATCAACACCGTATCTCGCCATTAGCTCAATATCAATTTTCAGGAATTTTACTTCCACGAAAATAGTACCTCCGTTATTTGCTGTATAGCGAGGTAACAAGCAAAAAACCTCAGGGCGAACGACATCGCCGATGAGGCTTATTTCCCAACATATTACTACCGTGATTATAACAAATTAAAGTGTTAAAGTCAATGTAGCAATAGAACGATTATGCTATTTGTGATATAATTTAAGTAAGTCAATAGCGCCAAAGAGCAAGTCTCTTGGCGTTTTTTGATGTCAGTAAAACTAAACGGAAGAATTGATATGCAGGAAGACATATCTATAAATGAGTTTGAAGCTATGATGACAACACGAGTTCATTGTGAGCTTCTTAAAAATAAAGGCATCGCAAAAGAATCATACAATCGCAATGAGATTGCACTCAAATATGCCATTGCCGCAAACAAGATTTTTGAAGACTTTGGTTTCAAAGATCTAAAAGCAATCTTTCGTAGCACAAGAGCCTATATCATCTTTAAGCCTACTGGAAGAATAGCTTGCGAAATCTGCATAGATGGAGACTATCGTGGCGATAAAGTTCGTAGATCGAAAGGAATCTTAATGTCTCGCTGCGGTTATGCAAGAAGTAAAACTCTTCGTGGTCTTATCGACTATACGGCAAGTCGTGGCAAAACAAAATACTCTAATCTATCGAAAGGAGAAATCAATGCCAAACGCAAAGAATATCATCAAAGCAAATGAAAAAGATAACAAAGTAACTGTCACATTGTATGGTCAAGAACATGACATTACGAAGAAGGTTAAAAATGGAGTTGCTCATATAAAGCTCTACGGTCAAGAATATGAGGTTCAAGTAGCTGCCGAAAAGAAGAAAGAAGCTAAGAAAATCAAAGTTACCGGCAATAGTAAAGCAACGAAGCCGGATATCAAATTTATCGAGACACCGATTAAGAAATGAAGGGTTAAACAATGGTTAAGAAAGTGGTCGAAAAGAAGCCAAAGAAAAAGGTAAAATCCACCTCTGAGAAAAGTGGAAGAAATCTGGATGGTACTTTTGCCGAAGGACACGAGCCTTATAAGAATGGCGGTAGACCACAAGATCGTTTCTCTCATCGTGCAATCGCAGCACAAAGAGCTATGAAAGATCCATCACGAATTAAGAAGGATTTAGAAATCTTAGACAGTATCATTGATAGCGAAACAGCATCCCCAGCCGAGAAAGTCAAAGCTATCGAAACTAAGGCAAAGTTATTCGGTGGGTTTGATGTTCAAGAAACAAAG